AGCTCTTGTGTGACAAGGGTAATGTCACTAGTAGTTTCATTTCCTGAGGCATGGATACCGACGATATTGCGTGGATTGAGAGATGTGTTGTAACACATTGTGGGCTCTCCGCAATCACCGGGGGATCCTTTAACAGGAAGTGTAACTCCAAAAGTGAAGTATTTGGTACCAGTGAGGTCGTCAATGTACATGAGTCGGCGGACGCCAACAGGAACGAACGTTTTGACAACAACAGGGGTGCGGACATTTGAATAGGACAATTTGTGGTATTCGCCAGAGATAGATAAGAGGTCATCTTCTTTGACAAAATGTTCTGAGAGCTCGGGGTATTGGCGAGAACGAGCAGGCAGACGGATAATTGCCACATCCATTTGTTCACAGACAAAGATGTCAATCTCTGTTTGTTTAAAGGTACCGTGGGTGTCTTTGTTGTGGTTTACAGTGAAATCAGCAAATCTTTCGAATGGGCCAATGTTGTGAGCATTGATCAAAAGATCTCGATCTCCAACTGCAAACGCTTTAACGTAGGTAACTGAGTGGAGGTCTTGCAAAATAAGACAGTGTTTTGCAAGGCGAAGAGTTTCATCAACAACTGAGGTGTCAAAAGATTGGGCATGTTTCACTTGGAATACATTGTGAGACATTTCCAACTTTCGAAGCCGTTGGCGGTTGATGTTGCCGGCGTCGTAGGATACGACTCCTTGAGCACGAGTGACGTGCGGTTTTTGGAAGAACCATTCAAGGAGCATCATTGCTGATATAAACGTACCCACAACACAGACGACAGTGAAGAAACTAATCATCAGTTGTTTGGCACACCAAATAAGGTAGTGTTTTGCATAGGATACAAAGCTGGAACGAGCGAAAGAAAACGCTGTTTCACGCAATGATTCCCACGCGCGCACATACCATTTTGGCTTTTCATCGGGGGGAGGAATCTCCTCGACTTGGTCACACATAGCTTTTAAGTGATCGCTGTGTAGACCTAGGTTGTACCACTGTTTTGCGCAAATTCTTGCACAACGAGGTGATACTTTCTCGTTCCAAATAGGGAGTGGGTTTTTCGAAAGGAAGGCGGTTTCCGTTTTGTTTTGTATAGCAAGCAGAAGTTCATGAACGAACTTTTCTGCATTGGTAGGGACAACAGTAGGGAGGCCGTCAACGACGACAGGTATACGGTGGCTTGTGAGGGCAGCCATACACGCTAACGATTCAGTGGAGCTACATGAGTAAGCTTGGGCAGAATTCATAGGAATTCCGAGCTCATTCATGTGAGCTTCAAAATCGATGTCGTTGGCAACAGTTTGTCTGCTACGTGCGAGATATAAAAAGATCATATCATCGAGCACGCTGATCGCAGTCAAACCGTTTTCACGCCATTCGAAATTTTCATTGAGCTGGTATTTGGTCCAGTCAATAGCACCTGATTTGGTGAGTGGGCGGGTGTCATTTCCGCTCGCATCCTTCTTCCAACCTTGAATTTGCAGCTTTGCAGTGGGGTATTGGTAGAAATCGGGATGAGGGCAGAGATAACGTGTAAAGGCGAGGCGTCGATGAATAGCTTCCATGTGTCTAAGGAACTCTTTCCAACCAGAAGTGGGGACATTGGTTGTGAAGAAATAGAACTTGGTCGCATCATAAACGCATCCCTTCATCTCAGCTTTGGACATGTTCATGGGGCGGGCAGCAACATTAACCATAGCTAATACCTTCTCGGCTTGGGCTTTGACAGTTTGGGAATCGTTGGAACAGAAAAGTTCATCAACAAGAGTAAATGGTTGGTCGGAATAACCATCATCATACTCTGTCGAAATGTTCTGTTGGAACAATTGGTGACTATCTAGCTTCAGCCGATGAGCGATATATTGTGTGGCGAACTTCACGAACGTGGTTTTACCCAGTCCTGAAGCTCCAACCATACAGAGCGCGACAGGTTCGACGCGATTCTGCGCGTTAGAACTACCTGAGGTAGCAGTTCCAACGAGGGACGAGGCTTTTGAGAACAAACCATTGAAATCTTTGACAGCTGTCTCGCCGTGTTCGAGTGTTGCCACAAGAACAGCGACAGACTTCATTCTGGCGTAGAACTTCAAGTACGAATCACATTGGGCGTGAGTTCGCATGGGATCTGACATAGCAGCAAGATGATCGGGGAATTCCTTTCGGATATCATCAATTTGCTTGTAGATCTCATAGGTTCGTTTGTTAATTAATGGATAGCCAACAGTTTGCACTGCAATCCAATTGATCGTGAACTGAATCACGGAAAGAATATTAACAATTACTTCTTTCAGATTTCGTGTAGCGGCACACGAAGCATTGAATAAATCCAACGACTTTTTGAGGGGACCTTGGCTGGACGCAAATCCAGTCACAACTGAGATGGCCGAAGCAATGCCGGAGCAAAGCTTTTCCATCATTCCAGTTAACGAGAGCGCTTGCGCACTCTTTGACATTGGGAGTGGGAAGTGCATATTCTTCTTCGAAAGGAGTTCAGCATGAATGTAAGCGAGGGGCTTATTCACAGTGAAACCAGTCTCAGGTTGGGCACTTTCCAATGTTGTTCGCAAAGTAGCGACTCTTTGATTCATCCTATCCAGGGTGATCTTAGGGTCAAACTTCACGAATCTCGCGATCTCTTCAACAAGAGCATCGAGTTCTGCAGGTCTATAATAGACGTCAACGGTTTTATCCAAGACGTTATCAAGATTAACTGCAAACTTATTCAATTCATCACATCGCAGATCATAAGACTTCACAGCCTCATATCTGAGCTTCATTTCCTTGCATTGATCATACATTGCTTCTTCATCTCCAACAACCATAAAGTGAGGGTACACTTTAATGGAACAATCTACGGTAGGGGGCACCATAGATGTTAAGTTGGATTCAGAAAGAGCAATGATATTATCCATGTAGTAAGATGCAATCTTCAAG